GCCTGGGTATAGGGCTGCGCGCGTTGTTGTTGCATCTGGGCCATCTGCTGTTGCTGCATGATTTGCTGGTGTTCGGCGAGGTGGCCTTCTTGGAGGCGCTGGATGGGGGGGGGCCAGGCTTGTTGGTCTTCGCCCTTGGCGGTGTTGGCGTGTTCGCGGGCGTGGACCATGTGGTTGTCGACGGCTTGGCGGACGCGGGGGAGCTTGAGGGTTTGCAGACCGGCTTGCTGGAGGGATTGGGCGAGAAGCGCGAGGGTTTGGGCGTAGGGGACGGGCTGGCCGATCTGCTGGGCTTGCTGGTCGGTTTGTTGAAAGGCGAGGGCGACGAGCTGGACGGCTTGGGGGTTCGCGGCAAGCTGGGCGAACTGCTCGTCTTCCATGATGGCGTTCTTCGAGTCGAGTTTCATGGCGGGGACGAGGTCGGTGCGCTGGTAGACCTGGAGGATCTTGTAGTTGGTGTCGGGGTCCTGGGGGTTGATGATGCCTTGTTGCACCAGGTCTTGCATTTCGGCGCGATCGACGAGGGTGGAGCGGGGCATGCCGGAGCCGGCTTCGGGCTGGACGTCGACCTGGCCGGAGAGGTCGGCGCCGAGGAATTTCTGGATTTGCCAGGCGCCGTCTTTGCCCTGGATCTTCGTGAGGCGCGGCTCGGTGACGAACTGGCGGAAGAGCTGGAGGAGGAGGCGGCCGGCGTGGGCCCAGGCCTGTTCCCAGAGGATGAATTGTGAGCCGAAGCGGGACATGGCGCGTTCCTGGACGGCCTGGATGGCGACGGCGGCGGAGACGCCGGGGGGGCGGTTGCCCTTGAGGACCTCGTAGGTGGAGGCGGCGTCTTCCATGTCCTGGTCGCACTTGTCGATGAGGGCGAGGAAGCCGGAGGGCAGGCCCTGGCCGGGGACGCGTTCGGGTTTGGCGGGGTTGGGGCCCAGGGCGTTGTAGCGGATGATTTCGCCGGGGTAGCCGGTGAAGCCGGTGACGTTGCTGCCCTCGGGGAGGAACCAGACGGGGTTGCCCATGCGCATCATGATCATGAGCACGATGGACTCGAGCTGGTTGCGTTTTTCCTGGAGAAGGGCGAGGTCATCGGCGGGGGTTTTGCTCCACGCGGTGCCCGGGACGATTTGCTCGGGGAAATGCACGTGCGGCAGCAGCGGCTCCTTCTTGCCCGAGGCGGCGAGCGCGTAGTACGGCAGGGGGCCGGCTTTCGCGAGGAGGCTCCGGCCGAGGCGGACGGCGAGGAGGCCGTCGGGGAAGTCGGCAGTGGGGGCTTGCCAGAACCAGGTCTCGGAGATGCGCTGGTGCGGCATCTGGTGCATGCCGTACGGGGTGTTGTAGACGTTGCGGCGCTGATCGCCGAGATTGGGGCCGAGGGTGGGGAGGTTCGCTTCGTAGAGCTCGGAGAGCGTGCCGCCCATGTCCGGCTGCAACTGATCGGCGAACTGGGGCCAGCGCTGTTTGCAGTCGTCGAGATCGACGGCTTTCTTGCGGGCGTATTCGGTGACCTTGGTCCAGTCGGCGACGGCGGGGTCGAAGTACATCTCGAAGCACGGGACCACTTCCGCGTACATCTTGCCGATGGGGGCCTCGTCGCCGACGGGGGCGCCCTGATCGTTCTGGGCGGGCATCAGGAGGCCACTGCCGCATTCCTCGCAGGTCGACTGGCCGGGGCCCTGCAGATTGCCGCAGTTGAGACACTGATCGGACTGCACCACGGTCATGCCGTGGGCGGGGTCGTTGTCGTAGCCGAACTCGAGCCAGGCGCCCGGGGTGAGGGCGACCCAGGCGGCCAGGTGCTGGCGCACGAGGCGGATGTTGATTTCATCCTCGATGGCGGGCATGACTTTCGCGGCGACATCGGCGGTGGCGCGGTCGTCGGGGTCGTCGGTGGCGGGGCGGAAATTCAGGACGGGCTCGACGCGCGCGAGGACCGCCATGTAGGCGGCGATGCAGGAGGCGAAGCGGTTGGTGACGGGGCGCGGCGTGCCGGGTTTCAGATCGCGCGGGGCGAAGCGGCCGAGGGCGCGGTTGTAGATGATCCACTGATGGCCGCGATAGAAGAGGATGTTGCGATGGGCGGAGATGATGATGTTCTCGCGCCCTTTCTCCCATTTCTGCATGCGGCGCGTGATGAGGTCGAGGATCTTCTGCTCGTTCTGGTAGGGATCGGGCGGCGCGAGCGCGCCGGGTCCGGGCGGGGCCATGCCGCCCGTGGCCGACGGCATCGGAGGGAGCCCGAGCCCGGGACCCGACGGCGCGGCGAGACCGGGAGCGAGGGGACCAGCCATTTAGGGCCTCCACAGAAAGACGATCAGGACGAAGAGCGCGGCGAGGGCCAGGCCGAGGGCGATGAGCGCCGGGGCCTCCATGGGCGGTCAGCGCGCCTCCGTCTCGATCGTCGGCGCGAAGAACTCCGGCTGGCTCAGGAGACCCTTGAGGTCTTCGGGGACGCGGGGCGGCTCCACGGGACGCGGCGGCAGGGTCACCGCGCCGAGGCCGCGCTCACTGAGGCGCTGATCCACGCTGACCTCGGCGCGCTGGCGCTCGTGGATCAGTTGACTGCGTAGCCACTGGTTCTCCACTTCCAGATGCGCGATGTGCGCCTCGTAGGCCTTCAGGGTTGCCTGACACAGCCACCGGATGATCACCCGACGTCCCCCGCGGGGCCGAGCAGCCACTGCTGCAGCGCGCGCGTGAACGCCTCCGTATCGTCCGGCGTCATCGGGCGTCCCCCCACGTAATCTCCCGGGTCGAGCCGCTCCAGGGGGGCCGGGATATTGACGCCGTGTTGCCGCCACTGCTCCCGCATCAGGAAATAGGGGAGCAGTTGATCCATCAACGGCGCCACATCGTTCAGCGTGGACGGCTCGAGCCGCCGCGGTCGGTCGGGCACCGCCGTCGGGAACCGCAGTAACTCCTCAAGCCCCGGCATCCGGCTCCTCCTCACTGAGCATCACCAGCCGCGCGGTCTTGAGCGCGCTCTCGAGCAGGAGACAGCGCTCCGCACTGAACCGCAGGCGATCCACGAGGCTCGCCGTGTCCACGCCCCCCTCGGCGAGAAAGAGCAGTTGCACCTCGCCGCGCCGCGCCGAGACCTCCACCGGTCGCTCGTCCACGGTGCTCACCGTCGCGATGATCTGGGGCATCACGGGACCTCGCGGAAGCGGCGCGTGGCGCCGGTGGGATCGGTCACGACCCACACGTCACTCGCGGGCGGCGTGGGCGGCGTCGGCACCAGCCACTGCGTCGGCACCTGCACCAGGAAGGCATCGAGGCGATCCCCGCCCGCATTGCTCGTCCACAGAAAATACTCGCCCATCACGTCGCAGTTGCCCTTCGGCAGTTTGTTGTAATCCTCATGGCCGCCGCCCGGCGCGTCCAGATCCGTGAGCACGGGCGCCACCACCAGCACCTCGCACGAGCCGTCGAGCCGGAAGCCGATGATCTCGTTGTTGCGCGGCGCCTGCGTGCGGCTCGCACTCGAGCCGAGCACATACTGGGAGCCCGGCGGCCCCGGGCGCGCATTGCAGTGGCTGACGTGATTCAATTGCGCGTCCCACGACGGCGTGTAGTACACGAGCTGGCCCTGCGGCGCCTGCCCCGCCTCGAACATCCACACGCGGAACGCACTGGGCTGACTGTTCCAGTTGTCGGCCGCGACCATATAGCCGAAGCCGTTGTCGCTGTGCCCCGCCGCACCCTCCTCGTCGAGCAGCAGGCGCGGCTCGCCCGTGCCCGCGAGCGCGTAGATCAGATTGTCTTCGCCCTGGCGCGCATCCACGTTGTCCTTCGTCAGGAGATACTGGCCCGACTTGTCGATCTGGCATTCGTCGTACTGGCCGCGCGCCTGATACAGATGCGCGCCCCCGTCGACGTACACGACGCTGCCCTCGGCCACATACGTGGTCGCGTCCTTCACCGTCGCCGAATGCACGCGCCCATCCTGACTCGTGTGCCACTGCCAGAGGATCTTGCCGGGCAACGTACACGTGACGACGGGCGTCGCCACGGCCGCGCCGCCGCCGAGCACGGGCTGGACGTCGACGCGATAGAGATGCGTCGGATCCGAGGCGTAGAGGAGCGTGGGCTCGGTGGCGCTCCAGTACCAGCCCTCGCCCGTCGCCCACGACAGCGCCGAGGACGCCGGGAAGATCGGGCCGAGCGGCGTCACGGCGCCCGTGCGCTTGTCCACGCGCCACAAACTGGGTCCGTCGCCGCCGCGCTGCCGGTCGACGCCGAGGAAGACGAGCAGATCCGATTGATCGACGTGGCAGTTGATGTTCATCCAGTAACTGTAGCCGCAGTACCAGAGCGCATCGGCGCCATGCGTGTCGCTCGCATTGGTGAGGCGGATGCCGATGGTGTCCCAGGGTTTTGGAAACATGAATGGTCCACGATCGGGCAATGTGAATTGTGGGCATGACCGCACGGCGGTGGACGAACAGGCCTCGACAAAGCCGCCAGGGTTCATCGCTTACCGATACCCGTCTTTCAGGATCGCGTCCGCCGTGAGCGTCGTGGCGCCGTGCACGGTGTTTACTTGCCTTTTTTCTTCGTCGCCGCCTCGTCCTCCGGCGCCCGCAGCAGCCCCGCGATCATCCCCTCCACTCGCGCCCGGACGATCGTCCGCAGTTGCTCCTGGATCGCCGCCTCGCCCAGGATCTCCTTCGCGATTGCATGCATCGCCTCTGTCAGTTCCGTCAGCACGACGACCCCCGTGTCCTTGTGCCATGCCACGTCAACTGAAGAACTCATCGTGGTGTCTCCCGGCGCCGAGCGCCACCAGCTCCGGCGTGGCCGCCTCATAGGTCGACTTGATCGCCCACGCCTCGCGCACCGCCCGCGCCGACAGCCACGGCTTCTGCTGCCGCGTCAGATACTCGAACTCCGCGCGCGCGCGCTCCTCCGGCTCGAGATGACTGAACGGGCTCGCCATCTCGCTGGGCCGCGCGCGCACCTGTAAGAGATCCACCACCGCGTCGAGCAGATCGTCGTGCGCATTCTCGCGATCCGTGCGAAAGCGCTCCGCCTCCTCGAGGAAATCGGCGAACGCGGGCACATCGTCCACCACCACCAATTGCCCATTCATCCAGATCGGCTCCAGCGCGCGAATGCGCACCTGCTTCGTCTTCAGCGTGTCCTTCTCCAGCCCCACGATCGGCAAGAAGCGCCCCGTGCGCTCGCCCTCGCTGGTGAACAGCCGCATGAAGATGCGCTGGAACCCCGTCTTCTCGAAGCCGATCGCCTTGATGCCCGGCGTGCGCCGATGCGCCTCGTAGATCTCGCGCACCAGCTCGGATTCGCGCCACTTGCCGCGGCGCAGATCGACGATGTACAGCACGTTGTCGCGATCGAACGCGCCCACGGCAATCGCACTGTAGTCCGACCACTTGTTCGTGGTGATGGCCGGATCCACCGTCATCGCGATCCACAGCTCCTGATCCTTCGTCAACGCCTCGAACTCCAGGCGACTGATCGTGCGCAACTGCTCGCGCGGCAGCAGCGTCGTGTCCGCCGAGACGGGATTCAGCAGATACTGCGCGGCGAAGCTGCTCGGCCCCATCGTCGCGCGCTCTTGCAGCAGATGCGCGATCGTGAAGCGCTCGGGGAACACCGGCTTGACCCACCCGAAGCTCGGCACCAGCTGCGCGTGCGCACTGTCGGGCACCGCGGGCTCCCAGCACGGCTTCAGATACACGCCGAGCGGCATCCCGTGCTTGTGCTTCTGTTCGAGCAGCCACGCATACACATCGGCGTAGTGCCAGGTCGTGCCGATGTAGTCCTGCGTCGAGCCGGGGTCCATCAGCGGCTGCGCCATCTTCAGGAACTCGATCACGCTCATCAGGAGCTCGCGCGTCGCCGAGTTCTCCTTGCCGACGATGTCGTCGAACGTCGCGTGGTCGAAGTGCTTGGACGTGAGCTCGCCCGCCACCCCGATCACCTCGATCGTGGCCTCCTTGGACTTGCGCGCGCGCTTCACCGTCACCTGGGAGCTCGTCCACTTGTCGAAGCGCTTGGCGGGCTCCTCGTCCAGGATCTCGGGGAACCCCCACAGCAGGTGCTCGTTCAGCAGATGCCCCTTCAGCTCGGTGAGCATCGCCTCCGCGTTCTCGCTCTTGTTGCTCGAGATCAGGATGCGCACCTGCGGGTTGCAGAGAATCCGCTGGATGTTCCGGGCGACCGTCAGCAGCGAGGTCTTGAAATGCCCGCGCGGGAGCAGATAGAGGTTCCGCGCGTACGGCGTCGTCTGCACGTAGTTGCACAACGGCTTGTGGAAGTCCGGCGAGAGCAGATTGCCCCGGCCGCGCCCCGATTCCAGCATGTGGGCCAGCGCGTAGAGATCGGTCTGCATCAGCCCCCGGAAGAACAGTTTCTGTTCCCGCGTGGCCGCCGATTTCTTCTGCGTGAGGGTCGCGACGGGCATCCTGGCCCGAACCTATGCGCCTTCGCCGAGGTGCCGGAGATACCGGCGACGAGCGTTCTGACAGATCTGGCATGTGCGCTGCGTCCGCCAGCGCCGTCCTTTAAGCAACGTCCGGCTCACATACGGGTGCCCCAACGGACAACTGGATTTCTCCGCATTCCGAGCCGCGCGCGTCTCACCTCGGAGAAGGTTCACGCGCATCGTCACTGGTTCTAAATGCCGTGGGTTCACACAGCTGCGTACACGACAGAGGTGGTCCAGCGTGAGCCCGCGAGGGATCGGCCCGACGTATTGTCGGTAAACGTAACGGTGGGCGCTGGACGTGACGTTATCGCGACTGCGTAAACCGTATCCCGCCGGCGTGATTCCTCCGAGCCATAACCAGCAGCCCGAGTTGGGTTCCGGCATGAACGACTCATCCAGGTCGCGGGGCTTCGGTCGCATCGCTATCGGCCCGAAATTAACGGAATTCAGTTGACGACGCTAGGGAAATCTCCTATAGGCTGTATCGGAACGTCCTATAGGGTGGGGTCGGGAGGTCGCCATGCCACTAGGGAAAGGTGTCCGCTACCGCGTGAAGCAGACGGCGAAGGGGCCGGTGCGCCTGGCCTTCAAGGGGTCGGGCCAGGTGATCGAGGCCAAGAACCTGAAGACCGGCGCCACGCATACGCCCCAGGAGTTCGCCGCCGAGCGCAAGAATCCGGGCGGGGGGCTCAGGAGTCTCCTATGAAGGTCACGGTCCAGCTCCCGAAGGTCAGCAAGTCGGGGAAGGTGTCGCTGCCGATGCCGAAGGTGGCCGTCAAGGGCGCCGGCAAGATGAAACTGCCGGCCGTGACGATGGTCCGGATCTCGGCAGCCCCGAAAGGTGGGCTGAAGAGCCTCCTCTGATGGCCTCAGGGCGCAACGAGCAGGCCGACCTTTTCGGTGTCAACCCGTACCTCCTGCCCATGAGTTTCGATTCGCTGGGCGCCGTCCCCTTCTGGATGCAGATGTGGGAGCAGACCCAGCCGAACCTCGGTCTGGATACTTCCCAGGCCACCGGGCTCAGTAGCCTCCTCTCGAGCGGCATCGTCAAGAACCTGACCAACAACACGCCGGGCACACCCACGACACCGGGCACGCCCACGACGACCGGGACGCCGGCCAATGATCCCACGGCGCGGCCACCCACGACGCCGAATGATCCTGGCGGCGCCGGCCAGCCCGACCCGACCCGCCCGAGCTATCCCAAGGATTCGGCGACCCAGAAGGCCGCTGAGGCGCCGGATTTCACCGGACTGATCGTGCCCGGGGTGCCGGGCATTTCCAATCCGGGCGTGGGCGTGCCCGCGGCTGACGACGCGAGTGCCACCACGGCCATCGGTGCCGAATCCCTCCTCAACGATCAGCTGTTGTGGATGCTCACGCACCCCGGCCAGCCCTACAGGAGGTGATGCCATGGCGACTGTCACAGACAACCCTTACCTGGTGGGCACCGACCCGGATTGGCTGAAGGTCTGGAAGCAGTACAACCCGGACGACAAAACCGGCGATGTGGCCGTCGGCCCGACTGGCTTGATGACTCTCCATGAGCAGTCGGATACCACCGGGGTCCCGGGCACGCCTGCTGATGTCACCGGATGGGTCGGGACCGGCAACTGGGCGCCTGGCAGCGCACCAGGTAACATCGTGACGTCGCCCGGTCGTCCTCCCGCCCGCGGCCCAGTCTGGGGACCCAGTATCAGCTGGGCCCCGACGACAAAGGCGACCAGTGAACTGGCAGACCCGACCATTTCTGCGGGTCCCACGTTCTTCCGGCCGAACCTCCCGGGGGGCACAGCCCCGATCTTCGTCCTGCCGCAACAGCCGGATCCCAACGACAGCAACAAGACCCACTACTTCACCGGGGCCCCGATCTATTGGGATCCTTCCGAGGTGACCGGCGGCACGATGAGCCCGACGGGCACGTTCCAGCCCACCGGGGGTGAGGTGCATGGGTTGGGCAAGGCCTTGCGACTGCAAACGACACCGCTCGGCCCGGCCATGGACTCGGGCTACGTGCTCCCAGCCGGCTACAAGGAGGCGATTGCGTCAGGCGGACCTGCGGCGGCCGTCGATTTTCTCCAGAGTGGCCCCCGCGGCGCTGACGGGCTCACGGATGCCCAGCGCGCGCTCGTCAGCCAGATCAAGGCCCCGCGCGTGGGCCCCGCCCGCGGCGCCAATCAGTTCCAGGAGCTCCTGGACGCCTATGGGGCGAGTCCGACGCCCACGGGCACCAGTGTCGCGGGCAACAAGGTCACCATGCCTGGCGGGGTCGGCTGGCGCGGCGGGGCGCCGAGCACGGGGGGGCCGCAGGGGATCCGGGGCAACCCGGTGGGCTTCAACGTCAATGCAAAGACCTGGAAGGACTACGAGGCCCAGCGCCGCGCCTACGTCAACGCGCGAAAGAAAGCGGGGTAAGCCATGCCGACACTACAGCAGCTCCAGCAGCAAAAGCTGCGCGCCACGCGGGCGGCGGCGGGCTATCAGCCCACCCCGCGAGCGCAAGGTAATACGTTCCAGAACCTCGTCAACCAGTTGAAGGGTGGCGGCGGGATACAACCAACCGCTCCAGCGCCGACCCGGCCCACCCAGCCGCCGGGTATGGGCGGCATGGGCGGTGCGATCGGTGGGGCGACGCCCGGGCAAGGCATGGGCGGTGCGATCGGTGGGGCGGCGCCTGGGCAAGACATGGGCGGTGCCATGGGCGGGCTCTGGGCGACACAACCGATGGGCGGCGCGATTGGGGGGGCGACCCCCGGGCAGCCGCAAGACATGGGCGGCCTGACCGAGCCTCCGCTCGCGTGGCAGATCAATGCCATGCAGCAGCAGATGAGCAATCCGAATTATCAGGATCCGCAGGTCCAGGAGAACATGCGGCAACAGATCGAGCGCATGAAACAGCAGACGGCGATGGGCGGGAACTCCGGCTGGCCCAAGGATGCCAGCGGCAACCCGACGGTCCCGGGCTACATTCAGTACGGCGCTGGTCCCGCACCCACCGGGGCCGAGGGCAACCAATACGGTCAGTACGGCGCTGGTCCCGCACCCACCGGGGACAACCCGCTTGCTCCCTTCGGCGGTGGCCCCACCGGGCCGGTCAATCCGCCCGCCAACCCGCTCGCTCCCTCCGGCGGCGGCCCCACCGGGCCGGTCAATCCGCCCGCCAACCCGCTCGCTCCCTCCGGCGGCGGCCCCACCGGGCCGGTCAATCCGCCCGCCAACCCGCTCGCTCCCTCCGGCGGCGGCCCCACAGCCCTCCGAATGAGCCCCAATCAACGGGACTACAACCGGATCATGGCAGCGCGCGCCCAAGCGGCCCAGGCCCCGGCGCCGCGGCCTCGCATGGCGCCCCGTCCGACCGGCCAAGGACTCTCGAGCTTGTACTGACGCCAGTCCGTTCCTTCACCACCGGGCGCGGTCTCGCGAACCGCCGTAAGTCCCGTTCCCGCGGGAGCCCGTAGGGGCGGACCACCAGCATTGAGGTGTCTGGTGGGCCCCCCGATCACCTCCGCGGTCCGGGAAGACCGCCGGGTGAGACAGCAGCAATGGACGAGACCTACACGGGTGTCGACGCGGAATCACCCACCGCACCAGATGATGGCTTCTCGCAGCCGGACGCTCCGGCAGCCATTGACAATCGAATCCCCTACGACCGGTTCAAGCAAGTCATCGATGAGCGCAGCGCCTGGCAGGCCCAGGCGGCGCAAGCCCAGGCCCAGGCCCAGCAGTACGCCGCCATGCTTCAGGCGGTCGCCCAGGCCAATCGCGCCCGTCAGGCCAGCCCCAATCTCGCCAACCTGAACGAGCAGGAACGCCTGGCCTTCGCCGCTCTGCAGAAGCTCAACGCCCACGACCCGAATTACCAGGCCATCCGCCAGGGCTTGCAGCAGATCCAGGAGCTCCGCGCCCATTACCAGCAGATGCAGGCCCAGCAGGAGGCCCTGGCCACCCAGACGCAGACCTCCCTCGTGCGCCAGGGGCAAGGCCAGATCGGCATGCTCGCCCAGCAGTCCGGCCTGCCGACCGACGTCAGCTACCTGAACCACGTCGAGAACAACATCGCCGCCATCATCAAGGGCAACGCCGAGGCCCATGCCCGATGGCGACAAGGGGATCCGACGATCGTCCCGTGGGCTTTCCGCGTCTACCAACAGGAAGGCATTGGCCCGATCGCGCGGCAATCCAACGCCGCCGTCGCCTACGCCAAAGCCCAGATGAGAAATCTCGCCTCCCCCATGCGGGGAGGTCCACCCGGCGCCCCGCTGTTCCCCAAGCCAATCCCCGGCCAGGAACGTGCGTACACCACCGACATGCACCGGGCCGCGGCGTCGCTCATGGACTACCGGGGCTAGGAGGATTCGTCCATGGCAGGACAAACCACCGTTGGCGCCGATTCCATCCTCAAGGACGTCTACGAGGGTGGGATCCGCGAACTGATTCCGACCAAGACCGTCGCGCTCTCGATCTTCGAGGACGGCGACAACTCGGCCTGGTCCGGCCGCGAGATCGTCTTTCCCTCGCGCGTCGGCCGCAACCAGGGCGTCGGCTCGGCGACCGAGGCCGGCAACCTGCCGACCGCGGGCTCGCAGAAGTACGCCCAGACGCGCATTCCCTGCCGCTATCTCTACGGGCGCATCACCTTCACCGCCCAGGCGATGGCGGTGTCGGAATCGAGCCGCGGCGCCTTCGCCCCGGTCATGCGTCAGGAAATGGACGGCTTGATCAAGGATCTGCAGAACGAGCGCGGCCGACAGATCTACGGCGACGGCCGCGGCGTCCTCGCGCTCGTCAACGGCGCCTCCTCCGGCACGACCGTCACCGTCGATTCGCCGGGGAACTTTGCCGGCGCTACCAACGGCGCGCGCTTCATCAATCCCGGGGAAATCGTCGCGTTCGTCAATCCGGCCACCGGCGCGCTCCGCACCAGTTCCGTCCGCACCGTGCAGGCCATCGCTTCCGACGGCACCACCTTCACGATCGATTCCGCGCTGTCCGTCACCGACAACGACTACGTCGTGCGCGCCCAGACGACCGGCATCACGGATGTCAGCGACACCAGCTACGGCAAGGAAGTGATGGGCCTGGCGGGCAGCGTCGACGACGGGACCAACGTGCCGACCTATCACAATATCTCGCGCACCGCGTATCCCATCGCCGCCTCCACCGTCATTGCGGGCGTGGGCGCGTGGTCGCAGGAGATCGTAATGCGCGGCCTCGACGTCGCCGATCAGCGCGGCGGCGGGCAGGCCTCCGATCTCTTCGTGCATCACTCTCTGCGCCGCGCCTACATCAGCTCCACCGATCCGGACCGGCGCTACATGGCCGGTGATCTCATGCGCCCCGACGAGGGCACCGCCGCCGCCAAGCAGGCCACGCTCACCTTCGGCGGCATCCCGATGCACACCGACAAGTACGCCCCCTACAACACCATGTTCGGCATCGATCGCCAGGGCTGCACGCGCTACACCCTCAAGGCCGGCGAGTGGGCGAACGAGGACGGCGCGATCCTCTGCCGCATCGGCACGGGCAACACGGCCACCGATGCCTTCGAGGCCTTCTATCGCATCTGGGACAACTTCCACTTCGACTATCCCAATCGCTCGTTCCGTCTCGATGGCTTTACCGGCACGACGGTCATCGTGGCCCACGTGGATTAGCCATGCCGCCGGAGATGGAAGACGGACAAGGAGAGTTTCTGGTTCTCGTCGACCGCGCGTATCAGGACGAGACCAAACCGCGCGAGTTCCGCCATGGACGCGATCGCGTCTGGAAGAAAGGCCAGCAGGAAATGGTGGTCGCGCGCGACACCGCGCTGTTCATCTTGAAAGCCGATCAGCAGAAGTATTGGACCACCGACGGGCAGTACACCTGCCGCTACGGCATCAAGGACTGTCCCGAGGAGGTGATCCAGATCCTCGGCGGCGAGAGTCAGAACGACTGCTCGCCGATCGAGATCGACTGGTCGCGCATCGAGCAGTGGGAGATCTACCGCACGGTGCCGGTGAAGATGGTGGCCGCCAATGTCGGGGCCTATCAGCAGGCCATGCGCGAACATACCGGGGGCGTCCCCGCCGGGGCAACCGGCATGGCCCCCAAGGGGGTCTAGATGAGCAACGTCGCAACGCTCTATCAGCTCGCCTGTCAGCGCTCCTACGAGCGCGACGGCTACCAGGATCTGGTCAACGGTCTGAAGCAAGTGGCGCGGCAAGAGGTGTACTCGGACGCGATGGTCTCCTCACGCGCGGTCGGGGGGGCGAAGGCCGATCTGGTGACCAATGCCGCCGTGCGCGTGTACGCGATTCAGTGTGCGATGCCCTCGACGGCCACCACGAACTCCTACCTGCAACTGTTCAACACCAGTAGCGCGACCGTGACGCTCGGGACCACGGCGCCCGAGTTCCAAGTGATGCTCACCTCCCAGGCCAGTCGCCCGATGGAATTCCCCACGGGCATTCCCTTCTCCGCCGCGCTCAGTTGGGCCGTCACCACCCTGCCCTCGGGCTCGGTGGCGGCGAACGCGACCAACGCGCCGACGGTCACGATCCTCTATCGATGATCTGGATGGAATCCGCCCATCCCCCGGGGGCTCTGGGCGTCACCTGTCAGGAGACGGCCCGGTTCCACCACTTCACGGCCAGCTGGAGCGCCGTCCAGGCGCCCGCCGAGTCCGTGGAGGTGTGGAGCATGGGCTACGACACGGCCAGCAACAGCAACGAGCTGATCGGGGAAGCGATGCTGTTCTGCGTCGCGTGCAAGCACCTGCACACCACGGGAGGGCCCGGGAGCACTCCCCGGTTCCTGCTGCCCTCCAAGAACTGGAAGGAGGATCTCCACCCAGAGTGTCCCCACTGTGCCTGCATCCGCTTTCGAGGTCTGGGGTGGGTGTGGCTCATGGACGATGACCACACCTTCCTCCCCCAGACGCTCCTCCGCCTCCTGGACCACCAGGCCGACGTGGTGCTGCCGCTCTACATCCAGCGGCGGGCGCCCTTCGACCCGTGCATCTACAAGGCCCAGGTGGACGGCGGCTATCATATCTACCACTGGCCTGATCTGGACGGCCACCAGGGGCTGCTCGACGTGGTCTCCGGTGGCAAGGGCGGCGTGCTGATCCGCCGCCACGTCATCGAAAAGCTCGAGAGCCCCCGGTACTTCGAGTGGGATGGCGTCATCGGCGAGGACCACACGTTCTATCGCAAGTGCCGCGAGGCCGGCTTTCGCGTCTGCTGCGATCTCGAAACGCGCCTCGGCCACGTGAGCCCCGTCATTTTCACCCCCGACTGCGTCGACGGCAAATGGGTGCCCCAGGTGGATCTCCACCATGGCGCCACCGTCACGCTCTGGCCGTCCCGTGGCGACGCTGACGCGTAACGAGCAGTGGGCCTGGCTCGCAGCCAGTACCACCCACATCACGGGCAATGTCCGCGACTACCGGATCATCTGGCCGTGGCCACCTGTCGCGCAGGGGGCAGTTCCCCCTGCTCAAGTAACCCCCGACGAGGGAGGCAAGGACGACAGTGAAGAGCATCCAGGAATTCCAGCCGTTTGAGACGGCGCTGGCCCAGAACGGGGCCGCCGTTTCGATGTTCGGCACCACGCAGCAGAGCAGCACGCGCATCCTGCTCGTGCCGCAGCCCATGATGAATCAGCCGAGCGCCAATGTGAACCCCATCGGGGTCACGTGGACCGCGACGCCGCAGAACGGCTACAAGGTGGGCTACTTCTCGATCTACTGCTCGGCGGATGTCACCGCGGGGTTCGTCGGGATGGGCGTGAAGATCGCCAATCGCTACTGGAAAATGGGCCAGTGGACGAATGCCTCGACCACCTACACGGATGACACCGCCGATGCGCAGAACTCGACGGCCAACGACGTCGCGCTCGAGACCCTGACCGCCAACGACGGCTTCCTCGTCGCCTGCGCGGTCCCGTTCAATGCCATCTCGGCCAATATCACGACCGGCAGCGGCGGCACCGCCCCCGCCCGCGGGGTCGATTACTCGGTCGCCACCGGCTGGTCCTCGTTCGCCTCGATGCCCGTGACCAATGCGGCGGCGCTGACCACCGGCGAAGCCGTCTGGGCCTGGCACGCCTGGCCGGACTGGGTCCCGATGACCGCCGTGCATGGCACCAACGTCCCGCTCGGCTACTATGGCGTGCGATTCCGGTCAACCACGGCACCCGGGACGACCGCGGCCCTTGCGCAGGCGCTTGAGGTCTGTCGGCTGTTCTGGTTGACCGGAGCCTGCGCCCCGAACTCCACCCTCAGCCAGGATTTCGGCGCCAAGGGCTTCAATTTCCCGGGCGAGGGCGACGGGCTGGTGGGCTACATCCAGACGCCGGGCACCGCCAAGATCCCCTCGCGCTTCACGGGCCTCTGGGCGCACGGATGGTAGCCCCATGGCCACCTACACGGCTCCTCCTTCGCCCCCGGTCGAGACCAAGGTCGTCAAAACCGGTCCTGAAGGCCCTCGCGGCCCCGCCGGCCCCAAAGGGGACCGCGGCCCCATCGGGGAGACCGGTCCCGTGGGCCCTGCGGGCCCCAAAGGACCTCACGGCCCGCCGGGTGCTCCGGGTCCTGCCGGCCCCGAGGGTCCCATGGGTCCAGTGGGCCCTGCCGGGGGTCCAGGACCCCGCGGAGAGGCGGGCCCGCCCGGTCCACAGGGCGTAGCGGGCCCCGTCGGTCCTCACGGCCCCCCAGGCGTCGGTGAACAGGGCATCCCGGGCACGCCAGGACCCGTAGGACCGCCTGGCGAGGCTGGCGCGACAGGTCCAGCCGGCCCGGAGGGTCCTCGCGGCTATACCGGTGAGCGGGGACCCGCGGGCAGCTGTCCAGCGGGCTCCGTCGTCTTCTGGGACGAGGAGCATCCCCTGCCCGAGGGCTGGGAGTGGATGCCGCTGCCCCACGTGGGCCAGTACCGCCTGCTCTTCGCCAAGTTCCTGCTCACCGAGCGCTGCTACCGACCCATGGTCAAGAAATAAGACATGGGCGACTACCAGAACGAGAACAAGACCGCCGCCCTGCTGTCGAGCATCCTGGCAGCCCTGGGCGGCGGCACGTCGGACGGCGGGGCCTTTACCCCGGGGGCCACGGCGTTCACCCTCGTGGGGGGCGAGGTCGACGACACCTCAACGTCCACCGTGTCCGAGGGCAATGCGGGCGCGGCCCGGATGACGTCGTACCGAGCCCTCCACGTCAATCTCCGCGACAGCGCTGGCAACGAGGTGCCGCCCGCGCTGAGTAGCCTTCTCCAGGAGGTCAAGACCGACACCAGCGGCAACAGCACGGCCTTTTCCACCTTCGGCGCCACGGCGAACCTGCATAACCACGTCACGGCGGTCACGATCGCCAACTCCAGCGCCTCGACGTTCTGCACGGTCGATCTGCGCGACGGGACCGCCGGCAGTGTGATCTGGACCTTTCCCGTGCCCGCCAGCGGCGGCGTCACCATGAATTTCGACCCGCCGCTCCGGCAGCCGACGGCGAACACCGCGCTCGCCTTCGATCCCTCGGCCGCCGTTACCACGGTGACCATCGCCGTCCACGGGTATCAGGCATGACGGTCCTCGCCACCGACAACTTCAACCGGGCTAACAATGCGACGCTCGGGGCGAACTGGACGGCGATCTCGACGTTGTCCGGAAGCCTGATCGTGGACGGGAACCGCGCGACGGGCCAGGGCGGCGGCGCATGGGGCAACAAATATACCGCCGTGAGCTTCCCGAACAACCAGTATGGCCAGGCCACCATCGCCCAGGCCCAATCCGGCGGGGGCATCGTCCTGCGTGTGGATGGCAGCGGGCGCTTCTATCTGTTCAACATCGACAGCCCGGGGGCGAGCGCGGCGTGCGCCATCTACTACTACGATGGCAGCACCTTCAATCTCCTGGCCACCCAGACGCACAGCGCCGTGTTGAACGACGTGATCTCTTTCGAAGCCAATGGCACGTCGCTGACGGGCAAGATCAACGGCAGCACTGTCACCACGACGACCCATAGTACCCTGACGGCGGGTGCCGTGGGTATCTATGCCTATGGCACCCAGACCATGTACTGGGATGACTGGGAGGGTGGCGATCTGGCGGCGGCCCCGACCGGCCGCGCCAACTTCCTCACGCTGCTGGGAGTGTCCTGATGCGTCCGCCCCTCGGCTTCGTGGCAGACCTCGCGCGCTTCGATCCGGATCTGCGCGTCCGGTGGGGCCCGCACAGTCATCAATGGTTCATCGAGATCAAGTGCCGCGAGCGCATGCCGGACTACCTCGGCGAGCGCCCGAATCCCCTGGGGACGAGCCCACGCGCGCGCGATCTCTGGGAGGGCTGGCTCGAGGGCTACCTGCACGTCCTCTCGGTGCCCCGCGAGCTCCTCGCGTGGGACCTCGTGGCGAGCTACCTGAAGATGTATCGCGTCCAGTCGCACGCCGAGGCGCGGCGGCTCTCGGACCGCCTCGACGAGCTCGACGCGCAGTGGGAGGCCTCCATCGATCGGCAGACCGACACGCTCGCCGAGGCCTTCGGCCACGATCTCTACGATCAGTTCGCGTGGGACCAAAAGCGGCGCATCTCGACCTTCGTGCCCGCCGTCACGGAAGAAGCGCACGACGGGTTCATCGTGCGCGACCGGAGGGTGAGCCTTGGCTAATCCCCAGCGACGGACTCTGCTCGAACTGCGCACCGATGTGCGCACCAACCTCGACGAGGCCTCCGCCGCGTTCTGGACGGATACGCAGCTCAACCGCTTCCTCACGCAGGCCGCCGACGAGGTGTGGGCGGAGGTGCGCAAGGTCAAGCAGGACTACTGGACCATCAGCCGCGACTCGGGGCAGGGCATCCTCACGATCATGGGCGCGACGTGGGATAGTAGCCAGATGAAGGTCACGCCCGGGGCGGTGAGTCTGATGCTCCCGCCGGATCTGGCCGAATTGAAGCTGATCGAAGTGGTCAACCCCGCCTACGGAACTGTGCGCTTCGAGCACTGCGACATGACGGATCCCGCGTATCGGTATCTGCGCACGCTCACCGAGAACCAGCCGCCGACGGGCTTTCTCTTTGACGTGCAGGCGGAGCACACGCTGCTATTCACGCCCAAGTCCGATACGACGCTGGACGTGTTCGTCACCTACATGCCGCTGACGTGCATCGTGGAGACCGCGACCGATTTCGTCACCAAGGCGGCGTTCACCGTCGATACGGACGAGCTCGTCATGCCGCACCCGCTCTATCTGGCCGTCGAGGCGATGGCCACGTGGCGGGCGCAGTACATGGACCGAGACCCGGGCGCCGATCGCTGGCTGGACATGGCGAACAAGACGATCGCGCGGTGGATGGGCGGGCATCGGCGACAGACACAGGATCCGGAGATGGTGCTGGGGGTCTTTGAAGACTGATGTACGGGTTCTGGGAGACGTGCGTATGCAGGATCCCATAGTAGCAGAGCGGACACGTCTGCCACGGATGCACGGCTCAGGAGTCTAGCACATGCCGCACACCGTGGTCGCCGGAGGCGGGCGCGCGGGCCAGGCCCTGCGCACCTACGAGTGCTTCGATTTTCGCGGCGGCCTCGATGTCGTGACGAGCCCGATCGTGCTCGCGATGGCCAATACGGGCGGGGCGAAAAATCGCCTCGTCGAAGCCACTAACGTCGTCTACAACATCGACGGGTCGATCTCCAAGCGCTGGGGCACGCAACTGCTCACCACGCCCGCGGGCCTCAACGGGTTGATCCTCGGCGGCGTCTACTACCGGAAGTCCGACGGCACGGCCCTCACCGTCGTGGGCACGCAGGGCGGGGTGCTGTGCAAGATCGTCGGGACGAGCCTCAGCGCGCTCGCCTCGCTCAGCCCCAACGTCTCCAAGCGGTATAGTTTCGCGGTCTATCAGGACAGGCTGTACATTGCCAACAGCCAGGATCCGCTCTACCAGTACGACGGGACCACGACCGGCCCGACCCTCGGTAGCTCGCCCGCCAAGCCCACGCAGGTGGTTGCGCACGCCAATCGTCTGTTCGCCACGGACTACGACGTGCGCTCGCGTCTGAGCTGGTGCAAGCTCAACAATCCCTCGGACTGGAGCGGCGTGGATGACGCGGGCTTCATGCTCGTCAACCCCGACGACGGCGGCATCATCAAGGGCCTCATCCCGTCCATCCAGGAACTGTCGGTGCTGAAGAGCTACCGCCCGTACCGGCTCCAGGGCATCGGGCCCGTGACGGGCTACACGCTCGCGAACTCGATGACGCCCGCCGCCGGCTCCATCGGCTGCACCAACATGACGGCGGCGACCTTTGCGGGCAACGACGTCTGGTACATGTCGCAGATGGGCGTGCATCGCCTCAGCGCCACCGATCAGTTCGGCGACATCCTTTACGGGCTCGTGAGCGATGCCGTGGAGCCGTTCTTCCGGCAGGATCACGCCTACATGCCCTATGGCGTGGACTACAGCCCCTACATCGGGATGAGCTATCAGAGCTACGAGCACTTCTACAACAGCTTCATGGCCTGCCACGACCAAGGCAACAACCTGCTCTTCTTCGGCCAGGTGGGCGGGTATCCGCGCGGGCAGCAGACGGCTACCACGAATGCGATGGACCGCTTTCTGATCTACGACCTGCGTCTGAAGAATTGGGCGGTCTGGCAGACCCACGTCGACGACGGCAGCGGCAACACGGACTACCCGGGGGAGTTCTCCTCGATGTGGCCCTCCGAGCACGCGCTGAGCCTCGGGTCCACCCCGGAGCTCTGTCTCGGGGCCTATTTCCGCTCCAACAACACGACGGCCGTGGTGTCGATGCGGCGCGGGCTCACCAACGACGAGACGGCGGCGGGGACGGTGCCCGTCCGCACCTATGCCACGCATATCACCGACCTCGGCGCCACGACCGTGCGCAAGTGCCCGCGCCACATCTTCCTCTACTTTGCGCCCGTGACGGCGTCCACCACGATCACACTCGAGATCACCTACGACCTCCGGCCCACGCCGGATGTCACGACGAGCTTCGACATCTACGACCCCGCCGTGACGGGACCGCGCGTCGTCAAGCGCATCGATCTGGGCACGCACCTCTGCCAGATCATGACCGTGCGGATCAGCAACGCCCGGTTGAGTGAGACCTTCCGATGGCTCGGCTACGAGGTGATGTGGTCCATGCGCCGCGAGATCATGCGGGGCTAGACGATGCCGTCTACCCCGGATTACCGCAACGTCGACGCCAACGCCGTGGTGATCGGGCCGCCGGCCATCAGCGGCGTGCTGCAGTCGGTGCGGATGAGCAACGGCCAGGTGCTGATCGGGCGCAACGGCTACCCGCCCGTGGCGGGCTCGATCGGCTCCTCAGACGGCAGTGTGGACATCGCCCTCGGCGCCGGCAGCATTGATCTCACGGTGGACCCCGCGATCCGCGACAAGACGATCTCGTCCGTCGACGGTAGCGTCGATCTGGTGACGGGCGCCACGTCGGTCGATCTCTCCGTCGACCCGACCCTGCGCGACAAGGCCATCAGCTCGCCCGACGGCTCTGTGGTGGTGACCACGGGGCCCAGCACGGTCACACTCACCGTCGCCAGTGCGCTGCGCGACAAGGCGATCGCCTCCGCGGACAACTCCGTCCAGGTGACGACGGGCGCCAGCGTGGATCTCTCGGTGGCCCGCCCGTACAACTTCATGTTCAACGGCGACGTGGAGATCTGGGGCGCCGGCACGAGCACCGTGCCCACCGGCTGGGCGGTGAGTGGTGCCGGCGCCCTGGTGTCGAAGACCACGACCGCCGCGAATGTCAAGTTCGGCGGCGCCGCCGCGGTGCTCCAGCGGGTGGGGACAGACAGCATCCTCTATCAGAACCTGGTCACTGCCAACCCGCCGCTGGCCTCGTGGGCTGGCCAAACGATCACCTTCGGCGCCTGGGTGCTGGCCTCCGTGGCCAGCCGGGCGCAGCTATCGATCAACGACGGCGTGGGGACGACCCAATCGGCCTTTCACACCGGCAGCAACACCTATGAGTTCCTCACGGTGACGCGCGCCCTCAGCGCCTCGGCGACTCAGCTCCTGCTGGGGCTGCAGATCGTGACGGGCAACACGACGGCGGTGATGGACGGCGCCATCGTGGTGCGCGGCAGCACCTGCGCGGGCTGGGTGCCGGCCGGCTGGCGGGGCCGCAAGGCCGTGCTGCAGTTCTCCTCCGGCGGCACCGGCATGACGGCCAACCCGAGCTATTACGGGGGCGGCTTCGCGGCGACCTCGGACCTGGCCCTTCCGTTTCTGGCCACCCCGTTCAAGGGCGTCGCGCGCAACTGCTACTTCACGAGCACCTCAGGTGGCGCCGGGAGCAACACCTCGGACATCCTGCGCGTGGTCAATTCCGGCGATACGGTCATCGGCAACACGGGCAACGTCATCTGGTCGGATCTGGTCAACGAGGTGGAGCTGGCCAAGGGGACGGCGCTCTGTATCAAGTCGACCGAGACCGGTGGCTACAAGCACGCCGCGACGCTCGAGTTCGAAGAGGTGCCGTGATGGCGTACATCGACCCGTTCAGTCCGTATAGCCCGTTCGGCCATGCGCCGGGGCCCGGGCACTGGCCGCCGCCGGTCGACCCTGCGGAGCCCGGGTGGTTCAAGAACCTCTCGACCCTGGCGACGCCATTCATCGGGCCCGCCGTGAGCGCCGGCGTCAATGCCCTCGGGCTCGGGTCCAGTTGGCTCGGCCAACTCATCGGCCCTGGCGGCGGCCCCGCAGGACCCATCGGCTACGCCATCGGCACGTTGCTCCCGATCGGGATGGATCTGATCCGTCCGGGCGCGGCGAAGAACGAGGCCGCCGTGTCGGAGTACCTCACGAACATCAACGCCTTCAGGCGTGATGCGGCGCAGCGTGCGCTCGGCGCGAAGCAGCTCTCCGGCTTGGCGAGCCTGCATAGCGACGAGGACATCAAGACGAGCGCGGAGTGGGCGGCGCTCGGTCTCATGGGCAACCCGGAGCAGGAGGCCGACTATATTGCGCATCGGCATAAGTGGGTGCCGGGACGTCCCGAGCTCGTGCAGGAGTTCCTCGACAAGGCGCCGGAGCTCAAGGAGCAGAACTGGCAGGCCTATCTCGACACGATGGACGCCGCCGCTAACCGCAATCTCGACATGACGCCCGTCGGCTACAAACCCGCCACGAGGTCCGAGGAGTTCGAGAGCGAGCTGAAGAGTGGCGGGAATCTCTCGGTGTATGAACCGCCGAAGTTCGACGCGCCCCGCAGTGCCTTCAACGTGATGGATCCCAACGCTGCCATCTCGGCCGCCGAGAGCTACTTCAATCTGCCTGGCGAGCGCCACAATGCCGCGGGCAGTCTCTCCGACGTGGCGCTCGGCAATACGACCTATGGCGCGGGCGGCGGCGTGTTCTCCGAAGATGAACTGCGCACCATGGGCTTCACGCCGGGCCACTATCAGCAGGCCATCCACGATTACCTGATCGGGCGCGATCCCAGCCTGGCGAACAACCCGCAGTTCACGGCGATGCTCGGCCCCACGGTCGCGGGCGCGGATCTGACGCCGGAGCAGATCACCTCGAATGACGCCGCATTTCAGTCGCAGGTCGATGCCTGGAAACGGAATCTGCGCGAGCAGCAGAACCTGTGGAACCAGCAGTGGCAGCGCTACGCCGCCGAGGCGCAGCAAGCCTGGACGAGTGGAGGAAGCTAAGCCATGGGTGAAATACTGGGGCCGATTCTCAACTACATCGCGCAGATCGGCGGCGATGTGGGGGAGTTTCTCGCCAATCTGTTCGGCGGCGGCGGCGAGGCGGCGCTCGGGGGGGGGCTGGCCGACGCCTATGGTCCCGGGGCCGCGAGCTTCCTCGGCGATGTGGAGGGTGGCCTCGGGGACAGTGGCAGTGCCTTCGGCAGTGCGATTGGGGGGGGGGATTTTCTCGGTGGCGGCAGTCTGGATTACGGGGGTGGGATCACCGATGTGGCCGCACTCGGCGACACGCCCTGGGACTTGCCGGCCTACGATGTCGGCTACGGCCCGACGGCGGGCTCGACGGTCTCCGACTACTACGTCAATCCCCAGGCCGTCGGCGGGGATGTGGGGGGCGATATCTGGACTCCCGACATGGCGTACGGCGCCATGGGGGGCAGCACCGGCAACGCCATGGAAGACTGGCAGATCGCCAATCCGAACAATGTCTCCACCTCGGACATGCTGCGTAGCCGCGTCATGGAGACGAGCCCCGCGGGCTCGGAGCCCTTTCACGGCCTCACGGTGGATCCCTACTCCAGCATTCCCAGCAGCACGAACGTGCCCGATTGGCTCAAGACCGCGGGCCAAATGGCGAGCAATTTCCTGAAGGGCGCTGCCAGCGGCCTTGGCGGCGGCGCCGGCGGCGGGGCCGATCCCTTTTCGCTGGCGATGGCGGGTCGTGGCGTGCCCGCCGTGGGACCGGCCGGAGCCCCGAACTATCTCGGGGTGGGGGCGGTGCCGAGCGGCGCGACCCCGCCGATGCAGCTGGCGAGCATGGGGGCACTGGCTGCCGCACCCGGCCAGCCCGGCGAGCAGACGGTGGGCGGCAATCCCCTGGCCCAGGCCATGGGCATCCCCCAGGCCGCCAATCTCGCGGGCCAGCCGGTGGGAAGCCCCAACACCTTTGGCGCCCCGACGCCGCGCAATCTCAATCCCTTTTCGCCGATGATGATCCCCTTGCCGCAGGCCCCGCTCTATCCCGGCATCCAGAACCAGCCAATGAGCGGGCTCCAGCGCCTCATGATGGCGGGGTAAGATGGCGACTTACGCCGAGAACATCGCGCGGGCGAAGGCCAACCGCGCGGGCTATGCGGCCTACAATCAGCCGAGTACGGGGCTCACCGGGCTCGCCCAAGAGCCGGCACCGAAGAGCCAGTCGATCGACCAGTTGTTCAACACCGAGGCGGCGCGCCAGGGGAAGACGGTCACCGACACTACGCCAGGCCAGCTGGGCGGCCTCAATACCTTGACGACGACGCCGACGAAGACGACCGCCACGACCAACACCACGCCGGCGAGCACGACCGCCACGACCACCAATACTCAGGAGGCCGCCCCGGTGGACCTCCGTGGCGCGCAGGCGGCGCTGTCGGCGTATCAGTCACCCGGTACCACGGTCGCCCCTGGCAGCGACACCACCGTGCCGGGCACCGGACCCTCCGGAGGGGACATCCCGCCGACGACGCTGACCCAGTTGTCCGACGTGCCTCCGATCCAGACCGACCAGTGGGGCAACATCGTCGCCGGCCTCGCGGGCCTGGCCGAGAAGCAGTGGGGCGGCTATGGCAATACCCCGCAATACGGCGGGGCCCCGCCAGACACGGCCGGCAACGTGCCGACGGGCAGCACCTACACGCCGTACACCTTGTGGAACGATGCCACGGCGAACATCTACAATCGCAGCGTCCAGCTTCAGGGGCTCCGCGGGCTGTCGCAACTCGCTGACGATCCGCAGAACGAGCAGCGCATCACCCAGCTCTCCCAGGATATCTACCAGCCCCAGGCGCAGGCCATCAACAAGGCAGCCGACCTGCAGCAGCAGCAGATGCTCGAGGGCACCTTCGGGCGCGGCGTCGGCAACTCCACCATGACGGCGGCCCTGGCGGGGCAACTCGGGCAGGCGCGCGAGCAGGCCCTCGGCAACGCGCAGCAGAACGCCTACGTGGCGGCGCGCGGGCAGGCCAACCAGGACCTCGCCGCCTACCAGAATCTCGCCCAGGGGCTCTTTGGGGCCGGCACCTCGGGCCTTCAGGCCGAGGCGAATGTCGGCCTCGCGAACGCCCAGAACCAGATGGCCGCCGGCCAGTTCGGGCAGGGCATGCAGTTCACCGCCGAGCAGAACGACGCCAACCGGGCGCTCCAGCAGGCCATGCAGTCCTCGGGCTTTCAGTTCACCGGCGATCAGGCGGCGCTCCAGCGCAATTTCGACCAGAACATGGCGACGATGGGCTATGCCGTCCAGGCCGGCAGCCAGGCCTCCAACCAGCGCTTCCAGGCCGCCATGCAGCAGTCGCAGCAGAAGTGGCAGCAGGGGCAAACCACCAACAACTACGCCTTCCAGTCCGCGATGCTGACCGCCCAGCAGCAGTACGACGCCGCGCGCCTGTTGAGCCAGCAGAACTACCAGACCATCCAGGACACGCGCCAGCAGGGCTTCGAGTCCCAGATGCTCGGCAGCCAGCAGAACTTCACCGCCATCGAGAACGCCAAGAATCAGGGCTGGCAAGCCACCCAGAACGAGGCCCAGCGGCAGTTGCAGATCCTGCTGCAGACGATGCAGAACGCGCAAGCAGGCGACGCGCAGGCCAAGGCCATGCTCAACGGCAACATCTCCGCGTTCATCAAGGGCCTGGTCGGCATCTTCGGCGGCATCACCACCGGCACCACGCCGAATCAGGGGGTGGGGTAAGCCATGGCTTTCGGACTGGGACTCGCGGGACTGATGGGCGGGGTGCAGGGACTGGGCCTCGGCATGTCGGACATCGCCGACCAGCGCTTCAAGCAGCAACAGTTCGACATCGAGCGTGCGCGGTTGGCTGAGCAGTCGCGGATCGCCGACGCCCAGCTCGCGATGGAGCAGCGCAAGCAGGCGTGGGCCGAGCAGGCGAACGCGCCGCTCTCGGCAGAGGAAGCCAACCAGGTGATGTCGTATCTCTATCCGGGACGCGGTGGAGGGGCGGTGAGTGTCGGGGGCGCACCAGCCGGAGTCACTCCAAGAGATGTGGCGGTCCGGGAAGAGATCGGCGGCCCAGGACCGTTCCAATTCTCCATGCCGGCCGTCCGGCCCCCAGCCCCCGACCCAGGGGTGGATATGCCTGGGGGGATCAATCCAGCGGTCCTCACCAAGCTGCCTCGTCAAGTGGTCGTGCCGATCCTTCAGGAAGCCGTGAAGCAACGGATGCTGGATCAGGCGGATGCGATCAAGCAGCGCAACGCCATGCGGGATCGGGCTGTGCTGGCCTCGACGTTCGACATTCCAGGACCAAATCAGCTCGCCTACAATCTCATCCCTGGCGAGGATGAAGAGGCGGCGGCGTTCATTCCCCGCGTGCCGGGACCCCCGACCCCCGAGAATGCCGCCGCCGCCAGAATGGCTCTGAGCGGGCAGCCCTTGAAGGACATTCTCGCGTGGCAGGAAGCGCAGCGGACAAAGGCCTTCATGGACGTCATCGCGGCCCGCATGAGTGGTGGTGGCCCGGGCGGGCCGTCCGGACAGGTGACGACCCGCGTCGGGGTCTCCGGGGATAAGCCGAATGTCGAGATCACGGAGTCGCCGGTCCCGGTCAATGACCCCAACACAGAAGCGCAAGCGCTCGGGTATCCAAGCTATGAGCAGGCGCCCTTGGAGGTCAAGGGCAAGATTCTGGCGACGATCGAGCAGAAGAAACTGGCCTACGCCAGGGCGCAGCAAACGAGCCAGATCGATGTGAACCTGGACAAGCCGTATTCGCCGGCGGAAGCGGGTGAGCTCAACGTGCCGATCGGCACCACGCCGCGCCAAGCAAGCGCCATGGGCATCACGCCGAAGTCGAGCCAAGAGCGCAATCGCATCGACAATATGCGGACCGCCGCGGCCATCATCGACAATGTTGAGCGCAGCATTTTCGAGGGTGATCCGAAAACCGGCTTGCCCCCGATCACGCTGCCCAAGACCCCGGAAGACCGGCTCTGGAATGCCCCAGGTACGGCTATGGATATGTGGCTCCAGAGAGATCCTGGGCTGGTCGCCCTCAACGGGCGCATCAAGGCCAGCATGGCACCGATGATCCGGGCACTCGGTGAAGTCGGCACCCTGACGGACCAGGACATCGCCCGCGCAAACGCCTTATGGCCAACGATTGGTCCAGTCCCGGATACCGAGCCTGTCGTGCGAGCCAAGCTCAGTGGACTGCGTGACCTCGTCAACGAGATTGCCGACCGCACGAGGGGCGGTGGAGCACCCAGAGAGGGAGGCCAGGCGCCGTCGTCGTCTTCGGAGAGGCCTGCGGATGCATGGTGGCGGTCGAGCAACCCGGCGGTCGATGACCTTCTCGCGAACACACCGGGCGCCGGCTTGCCGCTGCCAGCAAAGAGCGGCGCGGTAGTCCGCGGCAAGCCCCAGAACGAGACCAAGCCGCCCCAGCCGTTGAGCCGCACCAATCCCAACTACAAGAGTGCCAAGCAGCACGGCTGGTCGGACGAGAACATCGAGAAATACTATAACGTGCGGATCGTGGACTGATGGGTCTCGAAGAGTTCAATCGCGACTTCGGCGGCAAGACGGGGGGCGGTGGCGTCGCGCAGTTCAATCGCGACTTCGGCGGCGACCAGCCGGCCATCAATCCGCGCCCCGAGGACTATGG